ACACAAAGTCCAGGGCATTTTACAATATTCTATTCAATCCACTATCATCGAAGGTACAAGATATGCAGCGCTCAGCAGATGTTTCCATTGGCCCTATTACAGGCCTGAATTATACAGATCTATATGATTCACTCCCTAGTAGTGTTAGTGACAATATCACTCTTCTAGATCTGAAGGAACCAGAGAGAGTCACAGAGGCAACAAAGAAGCTAATTCTAAAAGGATGTGTTGAGACTGCTTATCATCATCCTCTAGAGACTGATCCTTTATTTGCTTCTGTGCACAAGCATTTACCAGATTTTTGTCATTCATTTCTGGAGCACCTTCTTGGAGGAGAACAAGATGAAAATTCACTTATTGACATTGGAGAGTTCTTCAAACTCTTACAACCATCCCTTGGAGATTGGATCACAAAATATTATTTGAAGCATCCAAACAAGATGTCTGGAATTCAAATAAAAACTCTGTTAAATCAAATCATTAATATGGCAAAGGCAGAGAGTTCAGACACTGAAACTTATGAGAAGGTGTGGAAGAAAATGCCATCTTACTTTTCCATTGTCTTGACTCCGCTACTTCACAAAGTAGTATAGCTGAGAAGGAGAAAAATCTTGTGCAAAGACAAATTCTACTTTGTCATATGTACACATTAGAGTATATATAAGATAAAGTATATATGTGTATAAGGGTATGTTTACACATGCTTGTCTACATATATATATATATATATATATACATATATATGTTCACATATATATATATATATATATATATATATATATATATATATATACATGTATAAATATGCACATATGGTCCTGTGGGTGTGTTTACATATTTATAAACTCATTTATGTAAGTACCTACGCACACACCATTACATTAATGTGAATGTGTGAGTTAGTGTGCTTGTTGTGTTTACATTTCTGTTCTTCTACTACCAGAAGAAGATGAGAAAAGAAAAGAGAGAAGCACTTACAGTGGTCAACCACCAGAACATAAGCGCACTTATACTTATTACATGCATAAAAAAACAAAAACAATCAAACTGTGCTAGGCACAACATCCGGATGTGGTGCGTAGATTTTTTCTACATAGATATATAGATATATATATATATATATATATATATATACACATACATATCCATATTATCTAAGACTAAAACTCTAGTCTCTGAGAATGGCACTTAGTACCATGATAATAGAACAAATCAAAATGAACAAAGACAACAAACCAATTAAGATTAATCATAGATTAATCTTCCTTGACCTAGCACAGGCCAGTATAATTCCACAACAATCTTTCACCAAGAGATATCTTGACTTAGTCAAAGATGGATCTCTTAGGTTTCATTATTGGGATTTTCTTCGGTTGCTTGACAACCCCGAATTCCTTCTGGCTGTCTAGCTCAGGGAAGCTCTTTGTAACAAAAGCACCACCAACAGCTTTCTGTACCACATTAGTGGTAAATTTGCTAAAACTTGACAGATGGTTCACATTGAAATCTTCTAATGGTTCAAACTCGAACATTACAGTATCCGTTGTTTTCATTGACACTGGAAGATCTGTCCTCTCAATTCCCCAGAACCACAATGCTCTGGAGATAACACAATTCTGTACAGTCGCTCCTTGAATAGAGACTGATACTCTCAGATTCGTTTTATCCTCTAAAGCTAGGAAATTCGGAAGAGATCCTAAGACCGCAAAGTTTTTGCAAATGGGATAAGTCACCTCTACCTCCACTTGGTCTTGTGGGTCTACATAAGATTTATCAATAATCTTTAGAGTTGTAGTCCCAGCAGCCCTTCCTTTCACACCTATCCAAACCATTGCAAATGTGGCAATCCTGAAGAATGGATAATAAGTGAGAGGCTTGTGAAACCAAAATGGATCAACAGCTATGCAGAAAGTTGCTACTCTATTAGCTTTGATAGAGTAGTCCTGCTTTGCAGTAAACATGTCATACTTGTTTACCTTTATATCAGCAAAACTAAATGGCTCCAAACCAAGGACAGTTGCTGCTTGGTCTATTGACATCCTCCCTTTTGTGAGAGGACGAGCAGATAGTAGCTTCTTCTTGTTGTTAGCAAGATCTAGCCTCTTCTGTCCCTCCTCAGATAAATCATCCACCAAAACCTTACCATTCGATCTGGAGAAAAGTTTCATCAGAGCCATAGTTGAGTCGAAAATATACGATATCACAATGATATGCCCTGACTTTGTGT